AAGGGGGCTATATGAAAAGTCACGATCATTTGCTCGATAGGCAATATGACGATGAACACTACAATTGTGTTCACTTTGTTCATGAAGCTGCAATGGACCTATATGGTATAGATCGGGCGGAAGCGCTTGAACTCTTTATGCAGCCTAAGGGCAAAATTACTTTTTTATCTTCACGGTTAAAACTTTTAAATCCGCTACCCATGCCCAAGGAAGGCTGCATAGTCGCCTTCCATCCTAGACAAAGAAATAAGCCCCCGCATGTGGGGCTTTTTCGTGGGCAAAAGATTCTTCATCTCATGGAAAGCGGAGTCACTTATTTGCCTGAAGAGTTCGTGATGGGAATGGGGTTTAATCGGGTCAGTTATTATGATTAAAGTTATTTATAAAAAAGATGCTTTGTCTGAAGAAAAGACAATTGAGCAGGCTCAAACCATTGGGCAATGGCTCACTTCAAAATATGAACATATGCCTGAGCATGTCCGTATCTTTCATACCACAAGCAATATGGATCATGCGGAAATTTCATTTGCGAACGAAGTCACACCGAAGAATGCTTATGAGTTAAAGCAGCTTGATTTCTTACCGGGTACTTTTATCGTAGTTGAGAACCCAAAATGGGTTGCTGCTATTGTTTCGATTGTGATTAGTATTGCGATCGCATTTTTAATGCCGACTCCATCGATAGCCCAGACTACTCAAAATACTAACCAGTCTTCTTCAGCAAACAATGAACTTTCTAACCGGGAAAACAAGATCCGGGTGAATGGTCGTATTGCTGATAACTATGGAGCTGGGTGGAATACTCCCGACCTAATCGCAGTACCTTACAAGGTATATGAAAACAACGTTGAAGTTGAGCATGTAGTGGGCTGTATTGGGCGTGGACACTATAAAATCAATGGAGCTTATGACGGTGAAACCAATATTGTCGATATTGCTGGCGCATCGGTAGAAGTCTTTCGACCAGGTGTAGATATTGTTTCAGGTGAGCCATATTTCTCGCTTGGTACCGAAATTACCACGCCGCCACTAACGGTTCAGCATCAAACTTCTGTTAATGGCCAAGTTTTACGTCCTGCTGATACACAATCTTTAGAAGGTACGAACTACCTTCATTTTGCATATCCAAACGAGATTCTTCGGGCAACGGCAAACAACACAGATTTAACCACTAAGTTTGTAAGTAATGACCGCGTAGAAATCACCAATGCCTCATTCACGTTTAATGGCCAGACTTTTGATTTAAATGGTACTTATAGCGTTCTATCGGTAGCTGATGACCGTATGACGTTATCAAATCCGGCGGCCGTTAATGCTAACTGGTTAAAGCTTAAAGAGTTAAATAACCAACAAACTGCAGCTTTATCACCAAAGATCAGTTCAATAGGTGAAAAGTGGATTGGTCCATTCATTCTGGACAATGTCGAACGAAGTCGGGTGCTGTGTAATTTTGTGGCCACCAATGGACTTTATACCGTTTCTTCAGGTGGAAATCAGGGTGCTGTAAACGTCACGATTGAAGTTGAAGTAACGCCGGTTAATGAATCTGGTGCAGCCATTGGCAATCCGATGCTGAAGCAGATCATCCTAAAGGGTTCAGCAAAGTCACGTCAAACAGTTGGTGCAACGCTGGATATGGTGACATTTCAAGGTCGCTGTAGTGTCCGCGCACGCCGTTTAACACCAACACCGGCGGTTACAACGGTAGTAGATGATGTGAAGTGGCAAGCACTATATGGTGCATATCCATTACAAAGCACAACGTATGAGCATGAAACGGTTTTCCGTGCACGTACATATGCAACGACTGGAGCTTTATCTGTCAAGTCCCGTAAGATCAACTTCGATCTTCAGCGAATGTTGCCGACTTATAAAAATGGAGCAATGACGACAGAGCTATTCCCAACATCGAGTTTTGCTGATGCTTTGGTATCTATGGCACTTGATGACAAGATTGGGCGCCGTACGATCGATGAGATTGATCTGGAAAACATTTACCGGACTTATAACGATGTAGTTGATTATTTTGGTACACCACTTGCGGCTGAGTTCTGCACCACAATTGATGATACAAACCTGTCTTTTGAAGAGCTGGTCACCAATCTTTGTGATGCAGTGTTTTGTACCGCTTATCGACAAAACAACAAGCTCAAGCTTTATTTTGAACGGCCAACTGATAACTCGGTAATGCTGTTTAATTTCAGGAATATCATTCCAGATAGTTACAAGCATGATCTGACCTTTGGCGTGATGGATGACTACGATGGACTGATCTATGAATACACGGATCCGACCGACGATAGTCGTATTAATATCTATTTGCCGGACAAAGGAGCAAAGAACCCAAAAGAAGTGAAATCAGTTGGTGTACGGAACAAGTGGCAAGCTCATTTCAATGCTTACCGGCTCTGGAATAAGCTTCGGTTTCAACGTAAATCCATTACCTTTGATGCGGCACCAGAATCAGAATTACTGGTTTTACGTGACCGGATTGCTGTAGCGGATTATCGCAATGGTATTCATCAAAGCGGTGAGGTGGTGCAGCAAGAGGGTTTAATCCTCACCTTAAGCCATGATGTAGATTTCATTGCAGGCAAGAGCTATGTGATTTATTTGCAAATGGGGGATGGTACCGTGGACCTGATTCCCGTTACGCCGGGTTCAGCCAAGAACAAAGTAGTTTTAGGGCGTTTACCGAACGGGGCCTTAAAGCTTAGTCCCGATGACTTTGTGAATACTATCTACACCGTAGTTAATGACGATACCAAAGGCTCACTGCCTTATCTGGTTGCAAAAAGAGAACCAGCTGACCAGTTCTCTAATACCATTACTGCAATTAATTACGATGAACGTTATTACCTCAATGACAAGGATTTCATTGATGTACCGGTTGATGATTCACCGATTTACATTCGATATGACCAGCTTGATATTAATCTCGCACGTTTATATCAAATGCAAAGAGGTGATTTACCAACGACTGGAGAAATTAGCTTTGTAGTTGAAGCTGGTGCGCTGGTTTCAAGCTCAAGTTCTTATCGACCGGAAACCAGATTTGTCTATAAATTCGACTATAAGTCTAGTCCTGCAAAACGAGAGTATATCGTTCCAGCTGCCTCAGAATTACCGGCGATAGATACAGGGGAGTTCCCGCCTGATCTGGTGGTGAATCTAACCATTAAAGGTGCTGTTGTTGGACGTGGTGGAGATGGCGGGTTGCCACATCTAGCTTACGGAGATTGGGAAAAAGATTCAGACTTCAATTTTACCAAAACCCGGCGTGATGGTTTTCAGGGAGCACCAGGTTTATTGAACCGGCACAGCAAACTAAACCTGATTATCGATGGAGGGACGTTAGCTCGAGGCGGCTCAGGTGGTGGAGCAACACCAAGTGGTATTTACACTGGATCATCTTATGGGGTTCAGGGAATTCCTGGTGGTGCTGGAGCACCATTTGGTCGGGTCATGACTGGACAGCCGATTTCAAATGACTCACAAGATTATCGCCTCTATCTGGAGAGTTATTTATTGGTTATGAAAATCACTGATGCTGAAGCTTCGGTACCCGGTAAAGGTTACCGAACCCAAAATGACCGTTATGGGTCTCCATTATCAGGCGATGGCGGAAACTGGGGCGAACGTGGCACCAAGTCTACCAATGCTGGAACATGGAACTGGCAATACCATGGCACAACTGAAGGTCAGCCGGGGCCGGGTGGACCTGCAATTGTTGGGGTGGCACCGCTTACAACTCAATTGATTAATGGGGGGAAAATCTTACAAACCCTTTAAACCTTATAAGAACTTTGAGCACCCAATTCGGGTGCTTTTTTATTGTCTAAAAATATCTGGAGAGATTTATGGAACCAGTTTCCACAAGCGGTTTAACAGCAATTTTAAAATTTTATGGTGCAGCAATAATGGTGACTTTAGCAGTCGGTTTGGTTGCAGCAGTGGTATTAATGACACGTATGCCGCGCTCACCACAAGAGTGGGCAGTGGGCTTGATCTGTACTGTTGTATCAAGTCTTGCTGGCGGCTCATTCATTATTGTGAAGTGGGGGCTTCATGAATGGGTTACTGATGTATGGGGGATGATTGCACTTGGTGGATTCTTCTTTATTTGTGGGATTCCGGGCTGGGCCTTGGTCCGATGGATCTTTAATTTTATTGATAAACAGGAAGGTAAGACAATTGTTGAAGTAATTAAAGAAGTTAAGAAAGCTAGAAAAGACATCGAAAACAGTTAATGCCGCCTTAGGGCGGTTTTTTTACATCTGAAGGAAACTGAAATGAACATTGAACAATATCTTGATGAATTAATTAAGCGTGAAGGCGGGTATGTAAATAACCCAGCTGATCGGGGCGGTGCAACTAAGTATGGAATTACTGAAGCAGTTGCTCGAGCAAATGGATTCAAAGGTAATATGCGAGATTTACCTCTGGATGTGGCCAAAGCAATTTATCGCAAAAACTATTGGACTGCTCCACGTTTTGATCAGGTTAATGCAATTTCCTCTGCTGTAGCTGAAGAGCTTCTAGACACTGGTGTGAACTGCGGTACCGGATTTGCAAAACCACTTTTACAACGTGCATTAAATTTGCTGAATAATCAAGGTAAAGCTGGGTATGCAGATTTAAAAGTTGATGGCGTTTATGGTTCAAATACTTTGGGTGCTCTAAAAACCTATTTGGCCAAGCGTGGGAAAGAAGGCGAGAAGGTTTTAGTCCGAGTGCTGAATATTATGCAAGGGCAGCGTTACATCGAAATCTGTGAACGTAATCCTAGTCAGGAACAATTTTTCTATGGATGGATTTCTAACCGGGTTTCAACATGAAATTTCTAATTTCGCTGTGTCGTCCTTCATAAAAAATGTACCGCTCAAATGATTGGTAACCATGTAAAATTAGATAGCTTAGTAAAGCTCTTCAGGAGGGCTTTACTCTATCAAATTGTACTAAGACTGCAATTTACTTTTAAGTTGTAAATAAATGTTTAAAAACGCTAATA